TGTCATTTGCAATGGGAATAAATATTGCGAATCAAAAGGAGTTCATCATTAACAGCGTTCTCTCTTCCATTAGAGATACGGTTGACAGTGAATCAGACCATAAGCGAAAAGTGCGAGAAATGGCCGAGAAGGGTAAGAAGATCCCACAATACAAGGAGGTGTATAATACGGCAATTCTATATTACACGTTGGGTATGTTTTTAATCGCGGTTCAAACATCTGTTCCATCGGTGAAAACAAGGAAGACTCATCCTGGATGTGTTCGTTCGTTCACCGGGTATCCATTTGAGGGCGCTGGAGATATGAGCAGCTTAACTTATTTGGGGTGTGTTGCATATGACATACGCGACTCCGGTGAGCCATGGAGTGTGTTAAAGGGCAAAAAGAGCGAGAACATCATCACCAAAATCAAGGGTGCAATCAATGACGTATTGTTGGCCATTCCAGACGTAAAAAGAAAGATGGAGGAGAAAACAGAATACTTGTTGAGTCACCCGGCAGATGATATCCCTGAGGAGCACGCGATAGACAAATGGGCCCAGTTTTTACCCCCGTTGGTGAATTTTAAGATTAAACATTTAGTGAACATTTCTGCGGAATTCAAGAAGTCTTTAATGTCTGATTTAAGAACAGGCGCCATCAATCAGCGAGAAAAGTTGAGTGTTATTGAGTCCAAGATCATTCAGTTCTCTCTTGCGCTTATAGAGCGAATCCAATCCGTCGTGCAAAACCATAAACTGCTGCTCCATACATCGGCTAATGAGCCCTACTTGGAAAATGCATGCTGTGAAAGCAATGAACTGGAATCAACTGTGGAGTACTTCTCAAGGCGCGACCAACGAATTCCCGAATACAACGGAATTGTTACGCAGTTGTCTAATATGATGGCCGATATTTTAAGCTATTCGAGCGCTGGTCTGTTTTTCAGCACGGTCAACACGAAAAACAAGTACCCCGCAATTAGCAATGATTTCAGTGAGAAAACAATCTATCTGGCCTTTATTTCCTTTTGCCGATTCAAGTCCTTGATACCCATTCCACCAGATTTGCTTCCACTATGCACGGGTAAACCAGACATTGGCCTGATTGATCCCAATGATTCTGACGAACAAATTATCAAAAAGTTGAAGGACGACGGGCGAGTTTATAACAGCGAGCATTTCCTAAGACTGCTTCAAATTATAGGCCAGCAGAATATCATTAATATAGATTTCAAGGAACATGAGGTGTCCTCTATTACAAAACTGACGAAACTATTGGAGACTATACAGGACGAACCAGAGGAGGTAGTTGAGCAGTCGTTGCGAGACCTCATTCGCGAGTCGTTGGATACATACGAGGTTGCAAGCGAAAATTATACAAAAGAGGCAAAGGCGCTGAACAACTTTCTGATAAAGAATATTGACTCCATGAAGGCGGAGATTTGTGAGTTTGTTCAGAAAAATACGGGGTCCGTCATCACAAACAGTTCAGTGAGAAAAATGACAAGCGCCATTACAAACCTCGCAAACTGGTCGGCTGATGCGTCAAACAGAAACGATGCAATCAAAATTTCCGATGATAAGTTGTACAACATTGTCGGATTTTACAAGAATTTCATTCATAATTTCGTGAATGTGTTCCCCAACATTATTCTAAACAAGGTTCATTATGATGACACTCACATACCAAGTTACTACGGATTCTCGCGAAATCACGCGAACAAATTGAAGAAATCCATTAGCGAGTATTATGAAGGTCTCAACCACTTTTATGGTGTACCCAGTCTGCAAAATATCCTTACAACTATACCGCAGTCGTGCAAAAACCTGGTTCTTCTTGCAAACCGAACACCGAGCTTCACTGGCATTAAACTTGGCGAAGACAAGACCTTGAAGCCCATTTTTGATGAAAGAACGAGCCGATTTTTGTTTGAGTACTATTTATTGCGCGTTTTTATCAATTATATTGAATTATCAGACGAGGACGACATGATAGTTCGTGCAGTCAAACCGACCAACACAGTTGACGACGTTTTCGCGACAGAGTATGTGGAGGAGACCGAAACCAGAGTAGACCTTGCGATGACTTCCAGAAATCAAACTGAAACACGGTTGCTAACAGGCAATAAGAAGGAGCTCAGACAAAAACTGGCCGAATTGTTCGTTGCCTTTATTGATATAATGAACACCGAGAAGAACACCATTGACACGTCATATGAGGAAATTCAAGACCGGGTTTTCAAATTAAGAGAGAAGGAGAAGGACCTCGTGACGGACAGACTTAAGAAGATGACGGATGAGGCAAGAGATGCCGACACCATTTTGAAGTCAAATAAGTTGGGCATGTACAGCAAGGGAATGCAGAAGGGTCTGACTGCACTGGATAAGGACTTCTATGACGAAGAGCAGGAATTCAGAGATGAAATGACCAAGGCAGAGAGAAACATTAGGAAGAAGAATGCGGATGCGAACGACGAAAACATTGACATTTTGTTGGGCGAATACATGGAACAGCAACAGGTGGATGCTGATATAGATGAAGAGGCCTATGATATGGGATTTATGAATGAAACGTATTTTGATGGCAATACGGATGGAGTGGGGGCGCCGGAGGAGGAGTATGATGACTATCAAGAAGACAATTAGGCCCTTTCAAGAATTTACAAGAGCGGAATTTAGTAGAATTTAGTAGAATTTAGCACAATATAATTATAAAAATTTTGTATAATTATATCATAGATATATAACATGTACAGAGGCTATATTAGAGAAAATATTACGCTGGTGTCTGTTGTAATATTTATTATTATTTTTGGAACAATTCAAATGATGAAACCCGCTTGTTTGTATAATCGGGATGGAAGTATCCGCGAATTCGGCATTGGATACAGAAATAAGACCATTTTCCCCATTTGGCTGCTGTCGCTATGTTTAGGAATTTTGTGCTATTTGTTTGTTATGTATTATGTAGCAAACCCGCGGATGTAATCTAAACGTCACCTTCTCTGCACGGGTTTCTGAGTTTTTGCCAAAGAATAACCCGACTTCTTCTTAGTAGGCGGTTTTGTGTCGGCGGCTTCTCCAATGCCAAACAGTTCGCGTGTTAGCGCATTGTCCGCTTCTTCAATTAGTTTTCTCTCTTGCAATTGTTTTATCCGTTCCGCACTGGGAACAGCTGAAGCCTGATTATCCTCGCACTTCCAGTTCTCCCAATTGTCCGACATATAATAATTTATAAATACGCTATAATTTATTATAAGATTTATAACGATCCAACAGACTCGCGTGATTCTTATGCGGCGATCTTGTATGTTGTACTGGCGGCCAATTGTTTTTTCTTGTTTGCCGCCTCGCTTTCTGCTAAAAACTGTTGATTTCTCCGGGCCATGGTTGCTGGGCTACTAACACACCCGCCGGTCGCAATATTCAACTGGACAAGAGACACCACCAAGATACCGGCGTATAGGTACCACATGCACTCACCGATTTTGTCCCGGGTAGACACCAACTGGAAAAACTGTCCTTTAAGTTCGTTTCCGCCATCCCCTCTATATTCTGGTTTCATTAACGGCTGTAAAATGCCCCAATATTTGTCAAAATTAGACGGGACAATTTGGTTAACCAACAATGAGTTGTTGCTATATATTTTGACTATCATATCGGAAACGGACTGCATGTTGCCATCAGACTCCTCACCGGGCGCGGCGTTCATCAATAACTGATCTAATATTTTTTTCACGCCCCCAGAAACCCAGAAATACCCGACTACATCGGAAAATGCGGATTTAAAACCGGGGTAAACAATTAGGATCAAAACCAACACGCCGAAGACCAGCGTCCATGGAATAAATGTGTAAAACCCAGCCGAGCTCAGTGTTTCTGCCGTTGTTCCGCCGCATGTCTTATTGATGATTGCCGCGTTGAGGCCAAATTGTCCGAGCATAACGACAAACACATAGATAGCCAAGTACGTGTAGTTACTACTCTGTCCGCTGCTAAAGCTCTCCATGGTAGGAGACGGCACTAAATAATAATACACGAATGTTGTAAATAAAAATATTAAGATACTCCACCAGGCGTTATCCATATAGATAATGTGTATAATTTAATTTATTATTTTAACTATAATTACTATGGAGTTTTCTAAACCGGCACTTACAGAACCGGGTGTTAAATACTTTTTGCATCAAACACTCAAACAGTGTCATGCTGTGCGGGACAACTTTCACAATACCGTATTTAACATTGGATTATTAATAGCATTCCTGCTTATTTTAGGACTGGTGCTACTTTATAAGTATAAGGGAAAACTCACTCCTGCTGAAATACAAAAAAAGAACAAGGAAAAGCAAGAATACATTTTATCCAAGGTTCAGAAATTTCAGCAGGCAAAGCGTATTGCGCATCAGGAAATTATTACCGGGTTGCCTGAGTGGGAAAGCGAGTATGATGTTATACATTCTAAGCCGCGATATTAGTCCTTGCTCAATCGTATAGCCCTTACTCAATCGTATATGAGTTTATTGCCAAATAAATTATTTGGTATTATATATATGGATTTGAATACAACCGCCATAATGGATGTTAAAGAGGCACTAAATGAATATTTTAAACTCAAATTTAAGTACGAAACGCAGAACAGTGCGAACAAGAAGAAGATATTAAACAACGTCAATCTAAGTAATAGAGAGAAACGCGCCGAATTTCTGAAGCTTAAGCCCAAATGTATAAATTGCAAGCGCCCGGGGGGTACAATATTTAAAACGCTGTTCTTTGAGGAAACCGACAAGGAGGAATCGTATCGCCAATATAATGCCTCGTGTGGCATCATCGTAGACCCATGTAGTTTAGATATCAAGATTCAGGTCGGAAAGGTGGAGTTGCTGCCAGATCTTTTAAATACAATCCAGAGTGAAATGGCTGGTCTAAAAAACAATGTAATAGACGAAAAAAATAAGGCCCTGTTTGGATATAATACGACGGAGGCAGCATTAACGCGATTTGAGACATTAAAGGAGGATATTTCGTTTTATAGCTCGCTATACGAGGCCTACCTTGAAACGTATAACAATATTGTGGATAATGATGCCAAACAACGAGAATTAAACGAGGCCATCACAAATTACTATGCGCAGATAGATGAAATAAAGGGCTGCATCAAGAAGATGAATGAAACCAACAATGTGCAATACGCGCGCGATGCGGCTACAATATATGATCATACATTGGTCCCGCTAATGAAGACGATTCGCACATTGAAATATAATGAAATCGGTGTGTGGCATAACGAGGATACAAACACGTGCAACTTAATCCAAAACAAGCATAGCATTCAGCAGCTGTCATATTCTAATTATGTTGATCGCGTTGTGTCGTTCAAGATTGGAATGGAAGAGGTAGCAGAAAAGAAACGCGCCGCGCTTGTTATTGAATCGGACAGTAGCGGAGAGGCGGTCATGATGGACGAGCCGAACCTGATAGTTAAGCCGCCGTAAAGCCTTACAACGCGTTTACATGTAAACAAATATAATAAAATATAGTTTATATAATGCAGCGGGTATTTTTTCAAATTGGCACAAATAATGGAAATGATTTGTTTAGAGAGTTGGTTATAAAAGAAAAACCAGACATGGTTATTCTGGTAGAACCAAATAAGTTATTAATTGATGAAATAAAACAGAATTATCATAACATTAAAAATGTTTATATTTATAACAATGCTATATATTACAATGATGATGAAGTTATAGAACTATATATAGCAGCAAAGAATGGTATTATTGGAACACGTGCGGATAATGGAATCATATATGACAGTGGTCATTTTACACTATTGCCTATGAATGACTGGGGGAATAAAAATGATATGGTAAAGATAACTTCAACAGGCATTACTTTTGATAAGATATGTAGCAGTCATGGTATAACTAATATTGATTATTTACAAATAGATACCGAGGGATTCGATAGTGAAATAATAAAAATGATAGATTTATCCAAATATAAAATAAACAGAATAAGGTTCGAAAAATGGGGGTTTAAAACAGAATGTTTTACAGATTATCACAAACAAAAAGCTCATGAATTAGGAATAAATGGCATGAATACTGCTATAAACAAACTAAAAGAATACAATTATGTACTTAACGATATAAATGATAAGGACGGGAACGATATTATAGCAACACTTAATGTGTAAATTCGGCGTTTGAAATGTCCGTAGGTGTAAAAATAATTTATGTGCAAAATATATAATGCTATTAAACTATATTTCAATTCCGGTATTTTTGATAAGTTTCGCAGTCGGTCTATTTTTTATTTATGTTTTAGGTCCGGAAATGAAGACAATCTACATATATCCCAGCCCCGAAACGGTCGGAAAGATGTTACTTAAAGATAAGGCAGATAACTGTTTCTACTTTGAAGAACAGGTGGTTGAGTGCCCGACCGACGAATCTAAAATATCCAGCGTCCCCATACAATATTAAAGCTTTTCAATAATACAGTTACTTGTTAAATTTAGGCTATATTTAACAAGTATTACTATTACTATTTCGTGAAAAAAGAAATTACCCCCGTAATATAACGGGAATGTATCTTGGCAGATTTGTGCACACTGAAAGTGGTAAAATAATAATGTCCATCTTATTGGGGTTTGGATTGGCTTCTCTCTTTAGAACTGTATGCAAGAACAAGGATTGTATGATCTTTCATGCGCCGCCAATAGAGGAACTTAAGGATAAAATTTATAAAAATAACGGAAAATGTGTAAAATACACGCAGGTTGCGACGAAGTGTGTATCTGGTGCAAAAACGGTTACTTTTGAATAATGTTTGCGTAAACTTTATAATCAATCAATATTTGTACTAATTATGGGCGACTCAACCAGTATTTTAGACTTGCCCACCGATCCTGTTGGCGGTGGGAATGTGAGTAATAATATATCAATGTCAGCTTCTGAACATGCAGGGGCACAACACCAAAACCAGGTTATTTCCGGAACTGGAACAGGTAGTGGAGGTCCAAGTGGCGTCAGCTTAGATCAGGCAACTATTAGCCAGATTGTAAGCGGCCTTCAACACGCGAGCATTAGCGGCGCAACCCAATTGCCGTCACGAGACATCCCAATGAATACAAATAATATAAGTGCGGACCCGTATGTTCAGCCGAATTATGTACCCCCTCCACAAGATAACACCGATTACATTAAAAACTATGAACAGACGTCTGATATGGTGCATGCCCACAATAAAAACGCCCGGGCGCAGGATTCTTTGGACGATATGTATAACGAAATTCAGACTCCTCTACTCCTCGCGGTGATGTACTTCTTATTTCAGTTGCCATTTTTCCGCAAATTCCTATTCGGATATTTTCCCGTCTTGTTTTCTAACGACGGAAACATGAATATTAACGGTTTTATGTTTACAAGCACGCTCTTTGGCATATTATTCTACTTTCTGAACAAGGTTACTACGCATTTTGGTGCCTTTTAGCTGAAAATATTCACTTGTAAACCAACTTAAAATTACATGATTATTTACATATAATAAATAATTATGATGTTCGCCGGATTTGTGGACATGTTAACATCTACGTATAGCAATATCAGCAAAATAACTCTGTACAATAGTTTTAAAACAGGCAATCCAACCTATGACGCAGTTATATCAACTATTGTAATTGGTATATATGGTTATATATTAAATTATGTAAACAGATATGACATTGTGGATATTTTTTCAAATGTCAACTTTGAAACATTCAAAAGTTGTCTTTTTCAGAAAAATTGTGTTGTTATTGAAGGGAAAAAATGTTCCAGCACGTGCGCATACTCGTTGGCACCGAATATTTCTGCTATATATAGCACAAGGTTTAAGGCGATTTCTAACCATATTATTTCGAATATTGATAACTTCGCCCCTATTTACCAGATTAAAGAAACATATAGCACCTATCAGACAACATCTAATGAGGAAGACAGAAGAAAAACCCACGAGATATTCATGGTTGACCAAAGAAAATCTTTTAAATTAGAGGACAACATTTATGCACGAGTAGAAACGGAACAAGAAGCATCCGGCGACGAGAAGGATAAATCGTACACAAAAACCGTAAAAATGACATTTGAAATATACTCATACGTACATTCAATCAGTTTTTTAAAAACATATGTTGATAAGATTACTGAAAAATACGTGTCGTCCGTTCGAGAAATCCGGAGTAATAAACGGTTTATATATAATTTAGATAGTGTTACCCCAAAAAACGAAGAAGGAATGATTAGTTGTTGGAGAGAAGACGTGTTTGAGAGTGCACGGGCATTTCAAAACATGTTTTTCGATGGAAAGCAACAACTTGTGGCACATATTGACTATTTCCTGAAAAACAAGGACTGGTATTATGAAAAGGGGATACCCTACTCGCTGGGAATTGGGCTACATGGCCCACCCGGCACCGGCAAGACATCATTTATCAAGGCGCTCGCAAAACACACAAATCGTCACCTGGTCGTGATTCCGCTTAAAATTATCAAGACAAAAAAACAACTGGAGAGCTTCTTTTTTGAAAACACATATTCGTGCTCTAATGAAAAGGACTCGGTAACATTTGACAAGAAAATTATTGTTTTTGAAGATATTGATTGCATCGGGGACATTATATTAGACCGCAATCGCAGTCCAGCTGTCGCCAAAACAGATGGCAAGGAAACCGTTAAGGAACTGTTGCAGAGTATTTGCGAGACAAACGAGATCAAGTCGGCAAAATTGCCTTTTTCAGTTAGCGAAGACCCGATTACGCTGGACGATATTCTGAATCTATGGGATGGAATTAGAGAGACACCGGGGAGAATATTGGTGATTTCTTCAAATCATTACAAGAAGCTTGACCCAGCCCTGACGCGGCCAGGAAGAATTGACATAACGCACGAATTGAAAAATGCCAGCCACAAAACAATCGCTGAAATGTATCGACATTTATTTGGTAGTCCCTTAAATATTGGCAAATTGAAAAAAATACAGGAGTTCTTGTATTCCCCGGCCGAGTTGATAAATTTTTACGTGCAATATAAGAACGAACATGACTTTGTGAAAAGATTACTGGAAAACAAGAAAATTGCGTAACCCGCCGAATTCCGGTGTAACTTATATAAAATCCGTGTCGTTATAATATGCATTCCTACTTTTTATACGCAACTCAGTTTTATTTGCGGCACATACCGCCACAATTGCGGGAGAAATTAGGGCTTTATTACCCTCTCGCGTGATGATAAACCCAGTTGAGGCGAATGGAGTGCCTGTATTATCTACAAACGTCTTATCAATATATCCGGTATAATATTTGTCGAGCAGATATTTTGCATGTTTTCGTGAGAGAACATACATTTGATTTCCAACCAAGTCATCTGGGTAATCATGATAGGTATACGCAGATCGTGTGTTCGTCTCCCTTTTAAACGGGAACCCTCGGGTCACCATAGATTCTGTGATGGGAAAGTGAACATGATACCCCAATAATAATATATCAAGTTTCAATACACTAAAATCGGACAAGATTTTTGTCAAAATCGCTTTTAAGTCCTTGTGAATATATATTTCAGCTTCACAGAAGACGCCATATGCCTTAGTGGTTGTATAATAAAAGTCAAATATCATTTGCAGATGATCACAATCAGTATATTCGATTGAACCGGCATTCGTCTTATTGGGTATACCATGATAATTACAGTCAATGCCTATTTGTGCAAAACGCTCACGCATATTAGTTTTTTGATAAGTATTATTAGAATATATACACATAAAGTGACAATTCTGCAAATCTGACATTTCACTACCTACTATATTATATAAATTTTTTTTATTTACTATTTCGTTTTATTGTGAAATAGTAAATACTGGACTATAATAGTTCAATGATTAATGAATTTGTGGCAAAATTAATTGATAATTTACCAGACGATATAAAAAATTCCAATGAGCCGTTGGTATTAGACCTGGTTCTGGATGGCGGCGCATTTAACGGCAGCTATCTGGTAGGCGCCTTGTACTTTTTAAAGGAAATGGAAAAGCGCAATTATGTTAAAATAAACAGAATTTCGGGGTGCAGCGTCGGTGCAATCGCTGGATTCCTGTATTATATTGACGGGCTGCACCTTATGACAAGCCTGTATGAAGTAATTACTTCTGACTTTAGACAATCATACAAGTTACAGCTTGTGAAAGAATTGCACCAGTATTTAGGCCCGCATATTCCGCATGATATATGTGAACAGATTAACGGCAGGTTCTTTATTACATACCATAATATTAAAAAAGGTAAAAAACCAGTAAAATCTAAATACGCAAATGTTGCCGATATTTTGAGAACGATTGTGAAGTCATCATATATCCCATTTTTAATAGATGGCAACGTGTTATACGAAAAAAAGTACATGGACGGGATCACTCCCTTCGTATTCAATACAGAGGCAAACAAGAAGATTTTATATTTAGACCTATTTGGGGCGGACAAAATAAGCAACCTATTGAACGTAAAGAACGAAAAGTCTAATTACCACCGAGTATTGTCTGGCCTATTAGATATACATTCGTTTTATATAAAACAGACAAACACGCAAATGTGCAGTTACGTGAACGACTGGAGTCTCATTAGCAAGGGTGCCAACTATGTTAAATGGCTAATAGAAAAACTAATTATATACTTTATATATTTTGTCGTTTTAATCAGTAAGCGCATTCCCCGAGAATTTAGAGAGAGCGTGTTCTGCAAATTGGCCTCCAAAATAGTATACGATATTTTTATTATAATACTGGAGAGTCGCTGTTTATAAGTTCAAATAATTTAGCATTAATATTGTCCTATAAAAATGGACGATATTGATATAACAACCCCTGGGTTTTCATTAGGTAATGTTCCTGATTTAACAGAAATCGTATCTAATATTGTTGACACGACGGAGCCTGACATGTCGGATTATGCCATGTACATTTTGGGGGCTATGCTTATGGCTCTTGCTGGCATTATATTTCTATATAAATTTGCAAGACGCGGCCAGCGAGTTACGTTTCAAGACAAACTGGAGGAATGCTACGGCGACAAGTGTCATGTATAATTTAGCGCCTTCGCGCAGTTCTTCCTCCAAAAATCCCGAACGGCTTAGCCTTTTTGGTCGTGGTCTTGGTCTTCTTTGTCTTCTTTTTTGAAGCACTCTTCTTCGCCTTTCTCTCTTTCTTCTTACCATCTGATTTCTTATTTATTGAATCCGCTGGTTTATAATTTAAGAACATCTCCTCAAACGCCGCAAGGTCACCCTTTTCCTTGAGTTCCTTGTATTTTTCAGCCTTGTGTGCGCGCATTTCTTCTACAGATTCTTGGTGCCCATAACAGGTGATACTGAAACGTCTAAGCAAGCCCTTTTGTTCCAAACGGTTTTTCTGCTGAACGTCAAATAGATATTTGGACATGCACAATATCCTATCCAAAAAGAGATTGTAATAGGGGCGATCTGCGTACACAAATGCCAAGTAAAAACTCAACATGGTGTCTACGGTTGCAATCTTGACAGTTTGGCCGCCGATGCTAAGGTTGTTGTAACTATGGCACGCAATTGGTTTGTAAATAAACACAATTGTATCGTTTCCAACGCGGATTTCATAGTGCTCAGGGATAACATCGCCAATATTTGCATGCTTTATAATTTTTACATTTTTAACATCAATGTCACTCAGCCGTTCCTTGACAATTTCCGCGGTCGTTTGTGGGTCGGTGGCCAGCACATCAAAATCGGCGTAACGCTCCAACTTGTGACGCAAATTCTTGGGCATGTATTGAGAATAGAGAGAAATCGCATACCCGCCAAAGAATACGACGCCCTGGTTTATTAGGGTATTTCGCACGTTATCATAAATGTGGTCCTCCTCCGTTTTATTTTCCATTTCGCGCTGAAACTCCACAGAGTTGCAATTTACGTCTGTAACGGAGAAATGCTTATTCAATAGTGTGAGACGTTTAAGCACCTTTTCCCATCGGCTTGTGTCTCCGGCTGGTCTGGACAATTCAAGATACATAGACATTCTTAAATAGTTGGGGGGAGCGTACAATATTCCGCCAACGCGCAGCGCATCTTTTTTGATCGCATTATAGACGCCTTTGGGCAAAAATGTAATGTCCGCCACTGGCATAAAATTCACGAACACCTTATATGTCCCGGTGTGCTGGCCAGATTTGGCCTCTACATCGGTGAAGCCGCTTTGGTAATATATATCGGCCAGTTCCTTTGCGTCCTGCAACGCATTCGTTGAAAAAAAATCATAGTCAGGCACCTCAATCTCCTTATTATAAAATTGATCATCTATCGGCAGTATGTTATTTATAGCGGTGCCTCCGTAGCAAATCAGACTCTTTTTCTTAAGAAAGTTCTCAACTATAGAAATAATTTGCTGAATTTCGCGCGAGTTAACGACGCGTTTTCCTATTTTTTCTTCTGCTTTATCAACCGCTTGGCGGAGAATAGCCAACTCGCAGTCAGAGAAATTTAGTCCTCTGCATATATTTTTTCGAGCCATACCTTCTTATACATATATGAAGATTAATTATTATACAAAGTATTATACAATTATACAAATTATTATACAATTATACAAATTATTATACAATTATACAAATTATTATACAATTATACAAATTATTATATAATAATTCAGTTCTCGTTAAATTTTGAAGCTATAATAGTCTGTTTCCACCTTACGCGTAGCATAGGAATAAGCAGGGTTCTGCGGTGTGGGTGCAGGAATAGTCACAATCTGATTCCTTAAATTCTCGGGCTTTAAACAGAAGGCATACCCTCCCTCGTCAAAGAATTCCGTATTTTCAAGTAAAAGGTTGTCCACTTGTTGATACCGCATAGCTACCATCTGGCACCCATATGTTCTGCACAATAACGCACTTGGATTCACTGGGTCACCTCCTGTGTCTGGAAACACAATTGTCATGCCAGTTTTATTAAAGTCTGTTAGCTCTTGAACGTCTGGGTTGTTTTTAACGTCATAGTAGCGGTATCCTCGCATAAACACAGAGTTGCTGGTTAAATTAACGTATTCTAAAAAGGCCTGATTCTGCAAGAAGGCATCATTTGTCCTGTCCACAATTAAAATAACCTTGTTCTTAAATGTTAACAGCGGGACGGTTCCTAAATTCGTTCCCGAGTTTTCAAAGCTGTATTCCTTTCCAAGCATGATATTATCATACAACTTGAGCGTGCTCGCTAAATTAGAGTACATCTCTTGGTTAGTGCTCTTAATCCGCAAGTGAATGATGAGCGGATCCGTTGGATTTGGAACAGTTCCGCTCGCAAATGCGTAGCCGCCAATTGTCTCCATTACCCCGCTAAAAGGCACTGAATTGTATGTCTCTTTAATGTAGAAACTGTCCGAGGTAGAGGTTGCCACAACAGCTTGATTATCTATTGAGTACACCTCAAAATCTAAGCAGCGAACCCCCTGCTTAAGCACCGCCTTTAGATTGCATAGGTCTACGTAATCATCCTTATATGACCCACCAGAGCACGCATTGAATGCGGTTTTAATATAATAATCATATAGGTTGCCGCTGCAATCGGAATCGTTTGAAGAAATAGGCCGGATGTTTCCGTTTAAAGTGGGATATAGGGTGTTCATATAATCGCATTCGTCTTGTTCCAAGTTAACCCGACGTTTTATGTAAACATATGCAAGTAGTATAAAAATCACGGCCACTGCAACACCAATCAATAGTACAATTTTGTCCATTCGTATTAATCTAATATAATATAATAAGTTATTTTTAGTAGGGACATATTACTAAAATACCTCCTACCAGGGCACCGAAGAAAATGTAGGATTAAGCGCGTAATTTATATTAATAGCAAATTAAGAATTAAAAAATTTATATATAATATACTTAAATATGGCTGGAGGGTTAATGAATCTTGTAGCTACTGGACAACAAAATGTTATTCTAAATGGAAATCCGAGTAAGACCTTTTGGAAAGCAACATATAAAAAGTATACTAATTTTGGGAAACAAAACTTTCGTTTGGATTACGAAGGGACGCCTACGCTCGGCCTAACAAATGAGTCCACCTTCGTTTTCAAAGTAAAGCGCTATGCGGATCTGTTAATGGACTGTTACATCTCCATCAATCTGCCTACCATTTGGAGCCCGGTTTTGCCTCCACAGGCGTACACGAATCAGAGCGGTGCCACAGAATATACCGATTGGGCGCCATATGACTTCCGGTGGATTGACAATATCGGGGCGCAGATTATTAGCCGTATTACCATAACGTGCGGTAACCAAAAACTGCAAGAATATTCGGGTCAGTATTTGCTGGCATCTACACAGAGAGACTTTAGCGCAGAAAAGTTGGCGCTGTTCAACGAGATGATCGGCCAAACCGCTGAATTAAATGACCCTGCTAACTCGGGCGCACGCGTGAATACATACCCAAATGCATATTACACAAACAGTCCCGCCGGAGCACAGCCGTCTATCATGGGGCGGACTCTCTATATTCCGCTCGGGGCATGGTTTAACCTGGTTACAATGCAGGCGTTCCCGCTCGTCGCGCTTCAGTATAATGAGCTGCAGATTAGTGTATCATTCAGGCCAATTAATCAATGGTTTACCATCCGCGATGTCATGGATTATACAAACAATTTCCCAGTCGTCGCGCCCAATTTTAACCAATTTTATATGCAGTTCTATAGATTTCTGCAAACACCGCCAGATGTGGCACTCGGTCCTGCGTCATACATAGACACGAGGACTTTGTGGAATGCTGACATCAATCTAAATTGTACCTATTGTTTTCTCTCTAATGATGAGTCCGAACTCTTTGCTAAGAATGAGCAGAAATATTTGATTAAGCAGATTTATGAGACACCGTTCTACAACATTACCGGGCAGAATAAACTGAACTTGGACTCGCTGGGTATGGTAATTAGTTGGATGTTTTATTTCCAGCGAAGTGATGCAAACTTGCGAAACCAATGGTCCAATTATACAAACTGGCCATACAACCACATGCCACACGATGTTGAGCTGGCTCCGACCAGTGGAACGTATAACTATAAAAATCCGACCTTGCCGTCGGTTCCTGGCATGGGTCCAGGTGCGAATCCAGATGGTACTTTAAGCGGTCTGCGTATAACCGGCGTTTATAACCCGCAAAATATCCAGTACATTTTGGTGGCTCTTGGTATACTTCTTGATGGCCAATACAGAGAGAATATGTTACCTGCGGGTGTATACAATTTTGTTGAAAAATACGTAAGAACATCTGGTAACGCTCCACCTGGTCTATATTGCTACAATTTTTGCCTGGATACAAACCAGATGAACCCGAACCCATCGGGAGCCATGAATATGAGCCGGTTTACTAATGTTCAGTTTGAATTCACGACTATTGCGCCCCCCGTTGACCCGTATGCCCAGGTGCTAACTATTTGCGACCCAAATACGGGCGACCTTATAGGCATCAATAAGCCAACCTGGCGAATTTATGATTACAATTTTAACATGTACTTGATGGAGGAGCGTGTAAATATGGTTATATTTGTCGGCGGAAATGCAGGCCTTTTGTATGCGACATAATTATGTGGGCGCGCGGTATATATATTTATTAAATTTGAATTTAAATATATATAAAATATACTATTTAAATGGCAGAAGAAAGCAAGGCAATCCCGGAAGAATTTACGAAGGTAATTTGTGATTTTGTTGGTGATATAAGAACAACATTTCCCGAATATGAACCGTTTATCATTAAATGGCTTAAAACCCCCCAGCATTACAGTCACATTGAGGACGCTGAGGCGAGGGATGCTGCATATGAAAAACACAAGCGCACGTCGGTGCAGCTCCTATTCAAATTTTGTCAGAAAAAGTTGCCTCCGCGGTTCTTTGACATTCTATACCAAAATGAGGACATGTTTAAAGTGGACTCGGAGGTAGACACCGAATTTCTTCCCAGCATCCATTTCAAAAACCTATGGCAGTGCGACATTTCGCAGAAAACGCGGGAGACCATTTGGAAGTATTTGCAGTTGATTACCTTTGCAATTGTTGGCACCCTGAATAACAAGGAGGCATTTGGCGATACAGCGAAAATGTTCGAGGCGATCAATGAGGACGAATTTAAGTCCAAGTTGGAGGAGACCCTTTCACATATGCAGGGTTTATTTGAGGCGAAAGAGGGCGACCCCGGCACTGCAGAGGGTGATGGTGCCGGATTTAGTATGCCTGATGCAGAACAACTTCACGGTCATATTACTGGGATGTTGGACGGAAAGTTGGGACAATTGGCGCGCGAAATTGCCGAAGAGACGGCAGCAAACTTGAATGCGGATTTTGAGGGCGCGACTGATATGAAGGACGTCTTCCAGACGCTCGTAAAGAACCCGACCAAGTTGATGGGACTCGTGAAGACTGTTGGCGACAAGCTGGATTCTAAAATCAAATCTGGTGACCTAAAGGAGTCGGAATTGATTGCAGAGGCATCGGAAATGATGAACAAGATGAAGAATATGCCTGGCATGGGAAATATTCAGTCCATGTTGAATAAGATGGGAATGGGTAACCTTGCTGGCATGGCGGGAATGGGAGGAATGGGTGGAGCAAAGGTAAATATGGGCGCCATGCAGGCAAATTTAGACCAACGGATGAAAATGGAGAAGACTAAAGAGCGAATTCGTACAAAGGCAGAAGCAAATGCTCGTGCAAAACTCGAGCAAGAGGCGCGAGAGGCGGCGCTAATTCAACAGCGTCAGCAACAACCTGTCATATCTGATGCCGAATTGTTCGGGCTATTTGGAGCTGCAGAAAAAGCGGAACGGACGCCTCGCGGAGCAAAGCCCCCTCAACAACCGCAGCAACAATCGAGTAGTGGTAAGAAGAAGAAGGGGAAAAAATAAAGAATCGCCATACACTCTTTATCAAAATAACGCCACAGTTTATTAGGAGCACGATTCTTCAATAAATTTTGTCATGTATACTCCGTCCGGTTTATAAAATTCCATTAAATCGTACGGGTGTTGATAATATTTTTGCAATAAATACAATAGATTGTGAAAGACGCGAATATTGTGATTTACACTGTTGGCCTCCAGAAAATTACATGGCGCGCCATATTCAGTCATTCGTCGCGAATTTGTATCGATTGCCGTCTGTAATAACTCATTTGTCAATGGCGCGTCAAAACTTGTGAGCAATTGGCCAAACAGATAATAGGCGCCATTTGACCACGGCTGCTTTGTTGTTGCAACATACTCTGTTAATGATACGATATCAACGCCTACAAAATCGTGTTTAAACTTGCGGGTAATATAGTCATTTAGTTGCTTCAGACTGGGATGAATCGCACCGACAAAGGGCTGACCCGTCTGAAAGTCCTCTGGTATAGTTGGTAACATGAATTTTTCCATGGTGCTTGTAATTCTATAATGTCTAATGAGATGGTCCTCCGCGGAATTCAATTTTTATTTTTATGATGATAGTATTATTACGATAGTATTGTTATTTTATGCCTGCGAGTATTTATGCAGACATAAAACGCCGAAGTGATTATACAATAACAATGTGTATTTCGATGGTCAGGGATAAAATTTAGAAGAATCTACCTACGCATAAATGTTCGCGTATGTGAAATATAAAAATTAGGGCGGCGATCAAACTTTTTTAAACTGTTTATATATATAATGACAATTCCATTTTGGGCCAATGATCCTACTGTGTTATTTAATAAAGAGCAGATGACTGAGTTGTGGCCATCGGCTGATATGGGCTACGAGCAAAAATTGAATGCCATCTCGCGGCTCATAATTTTGATTACGATTTTAGGGTATATCGTAACCATGTCCCCCAGAGTGTTCGGTATTGGCGTGTTGACATTGGTTGCCATTGTTATATTGTTCAAAATGCGCAAACAGAAGGTTACAAAGGAGATGTTGGATGAGGGGTTTAGGATTCGCGGCAACGAAGTAACTGGAATGTTTGATAAGAGCCCTGACTCTTATGTCAACCCAGTTACATTGGACTCGGTGTTGAAAAGTGAATTTAAGGGTGGAAGCAAAAAGAATCCCTTTAGCAATGTTTTGTTGACACAAATTAGTGACGATCCCGATAGAAAATCAGCACCGCCATCGTTCAATGTTGATGTCGATGAGGATATTACTAAGAATGTCAAGAAGGCGGTTCAGATGATGAACCCCGGTATTAAAAATACCAATAAACAACTGTACGGCGACTTGTACCAGAATTTTGAATTGGATCAATCAAACCGCGCATTTTTTAGCACTGCAAATACTCGCGTAGAGAACGATCAGAGCGCATATGCTCAGTTCCTTTATAACGACCTCAAATACTCTGGCAAGGAATCTACTCCAGAAGGTGCAATTGCTCGTGTACAAGACAATTACAGATACACCTTGTACTAAACGCATTAATCGTAACAATATATTTTCTCTTTTTTATTGTTGTAAACCCATATTGAATATTTATAGCCTAATTCTTTGGCAGCTTTCTGTTTTAAAAATATAATGTCTTTTTTCTTTTCGGCAGTCCAAGTAGATTTAACTTCTATACACCTATTTTGAGAAGGAATAAAAATATCAACATAATGTCTATGTTTTTTACCTGTTTTATCATTATACCAAATAGTAGGAACATTTTTACACCCTGTAATTATATCTGATTCATCAATTTTTTCATTTACAATTAATTCGTCCAAAGCAAAATTTTCGTAACCTTGAATTTTTATCATTTTGTTTGATGGAAATGTATACTCTTTTAATTTGTAAGCATTTTTAGATGTTTTATGCATTATATCTTCATTTTGGTTGTGATGTTCCACACCATATTTTTCTAAACAGGTTTGTCGGGTTTTATTTTTAATTTCTTCATTTTGTGATACACATTCAGTTCCCCAATTTTTTTTTGTTGTCTCTCTTATTTTTTTTTTAATTTCTTCATTTTGAACAGGATAAAAATGATTATATTTTATTAAATTTGTATTTTTCATTTTATTTTTAAATTCTTCATTTTGTCCAGGATTTTCACAACCATATTTTAGAGAACAAGTTTGTTTTGTTTTTTCTTTAATAGTTTTATTTTGTTGAGGGTTTTCACAACCATATTTATTTATGCAAGTTTCTTTTCGTTGCATAACAACTATTTTGCCTATACAATTTTTACACAAACCATTATATAATAATAAAT